ATAATAGTCACACAATAAAATAACATCTTCTTCATTTTCACTGTAACACCAGTTAAATCCTTCCAATGTACGTGTAAAGTCCATACCATGCAGATTAATGTCTGGGTACTCTTGCTCGAATTCATCGCGAGCTTTCGGGAATAACTCAAAGCACCATCTGCCATCCCCTTTGTGTGGTAGGCGAGCAAGGGGATCAAATCCAACGAGAGTAGGATCATATACGCGGTCAAACTTTATAACTTGGTTGAATGACATGGAATGGGCATATTCCGTCCATATCTTTACTGCTGAGAAACCACCGCTTAAGATGTCTGTATAAACATTGTATTCGCAACTGTTTCTATTGGCATCGAACAGAATGTGTTTTAAGTGGTTCTTAACAAGATCTATTACTTCAGAAGATACTTTAGCACCGTCATCTGCTGTAACTATGATTGAGGGTTGTTGCTTTGAAAATTCTCCACGCAGACGGGAAATGTAGGACTCACAGATATTAAATTCTATTTCAGGTTTTTTTAGTTCACGTAGTATTGTTCGATCATCTGAGTTTAATGATGAGTCAAATACAAACCGTCTGAACTCATTGAACCTGTTGTAGTTTGGTTCAAAGTAATCATAGCTGTTACGTACATTCTTTTTTATACGTTCCAACTCTTTAGCATGTATCTTTGACACATCCATAAACTGAAATCCTTTTCAGTGACTAACGACTGGTATATCTTTGACCTCTTAATTGCAATACCTTTTGAAAGGTACCCATTATACCTTTTGCCACACGTTCTTGATCCTGAATACGTTGTGGATTATAGGACATAATGATGTTATCAATTATACCTAATTTGATCCCATCATACAAAGTGTCACATATATCATCTTTACGGTGTGAGTTGTTTGCTGTGATCTTTCTCATATGTTCTAAACATATCTCTGTGTGCTTTTCATCTTTAGGTAATGATACTTGTCCACTTGCAATGTATGGTTGAATCTCTAAGAATCGTGTAGTCTTGTTACCAGACATACGAGTACGTTCAATGTCCATAACTTGTATGCCACGAATGTTCTTAAGTATGGATATTAGAGTCACACCAGTGGACTTTCTTTCAATCGCTGCAACTCGTGGTTTAATCTTATATCGCATACATCCTGCATAAAAGTGCATGAATTCAGACTCTAGGTCTTTGGGTTCTATTCGTAGTTCCACACAGTTCAACCAGTGAAGCCCTACAAGATCAGTTTCTATCTCACCATGTTTTATCTTATATAGTCCAAAGAATGAGAATACGGTAGCATCATTGTAAGACTTGTCTGTTTCGGCAGTATCAGCTGTGATAAATGTAGTTATTATCTCAGGTTCTTCTTCCGTAATATGGAACCAGTCAGTCTTAAAGATACCACCACCCGCTGGCATGGGATCTTGCTGGTACTGGGATGCATACACATATGGAATAGTATCTTGCATCTTAAGGAGAGCATCCCTATTGTGCATACTAGGGTGGAGTGGGTTACCTACTTCATCCATAGCAGGAATGATTACTGTCTCCCAATCACCTGTTTGGATGAGATTCGCTGCAAGGTCATCTTCATGCAGTCTTTGTCCAATGAACACTATAGGTGTCTTGTCAGGATTGTTTAGTCGAGATTGCAGAGTACTATAGTACCAATCATTGACTGATGTGCGCATGGTGTCTGATGTAACCTCAGAAGGTTTATGAATATCATCGATGACGATACAACCACTAAACCTATTAACATCACCTTTAATACCTGCACCACGGCCTGTGATCTCACCGTCTGAACCCGCTGCATATACTGTCCCGCCTACTGTTGTTTCAAAGTTTCCCTGAGCTGAAGTATCCCCTGATAGTCCCACTGCAAACAAGTCTCGATACTCATTCATGGATACTATCTGTCTGATAGTTTTAGTCTGCTTCTTAGCAAGACCAAGGGAGTATGATACGTACAGGAAGTTTGAATCTGGGTACTGAGCCAATGCCCAGGCAATGAAGTTAATGACAAGTTCTGTCTTTCCATACCGTGGAGGTACATTGATAATGAGACGTGTTGTTTCCCCTCTCATTACCTTCATTAGGGCTTTACATATAGTTATGTAATGACTTTCCCTACCATCTGGGCTGGAAAGTTCGAACTTCCTGCCAGTACGGACAAAAAAGAATTGTTGGGTAAACCTAAGAAGTGATGCATACAGAGCATCCCGCTCAGCATGTAGATTACGTTCTTCCATAACATCCTTGTTATATTGTATATACTGTATATACTGCACGCACTATAAAGACTATAAACTACATGAAAGGCATATTCAAATGAAAACCCATAAAGATGTAAGACACATAACAGTCCAACTATCCCATGAAAACCTAAAGAAGCTGAAGATACTGGCTATACAGAATGATCAGTCCATGTCTGAATACACAAGAGAACTATTAGAAAAGGTAATAACTGTAAAGCGAAGAAAGGATGTTGATGAACCCATCCTTGAGTTAGTAACAGCAGAATTATAAATAATACTGGCATGGTTGGACTCGAACCAACGGCCCTCGGGTTAACAGCCCGAAGCTCTACCGACTGAGCTACATGCCAATATGATAAAGATCTATTCTATAATGTATGAAACTTATTATCCTGTAAAGGAAATCAAGTATTGACATTATACCAAAACAGAATGATATCGATATTATGATACCTATGTAATGTGGTTCAATTAATAAAGTGTAATTAAGAAAATAATTACATATAAAATAATAAATTATTACCATGTTTATAAATATTATTGTTTTAAAAAACATTAATCCTATTTTATTCATTATTCATCCTTTAGAAGATCAGGTCTATGCTTTGCACACCACACTTTAAATAGTTCCGCATGTTCTAGTAAATCCTCTCGCCACATCATCATTATTTTAATTCTATTCTTATGATCAGCACGAGCTAATAATTCACCCAAAGACTTTCCAAACGATCCACCAAATTTTAGTAGTCCTTCGTGAGCGTAATATAAAAGTGTTTCGTTATCCATTAATTATTCCGTTATGTGTTATGTATCATGTTAGATTACATCATTTACTGTCAACTATTAGGAAAAACCTAATAGTTCAATTCTATCGATAACAACTATTATTGCTTGTCTGTTAACGGTGCTTCCGGTAAAGACATCCAGTGGGTTGTAGAGGCAACATCAAATGACCCTCCTCTCAGTGCTGAAACGCCTACCCATGACATACTATTATATTTTTCATAGACTATGTATCTGCCATCTTTTTCAGGCATTCTATCTTCGGTACTGATCCATGCAGTCATAATTAAATCTCCGGTGGGTTAGGTAGAGGCATCCAGTGACTAACACTATTGAATGTATGCTGTCTAACTTCCTGTGATACAAAATAATATGGGTGTTTTAATTCATCTACGCATTCATTCGCATATTGGGTTTTTGACATTACTTCATTCATTTTAATTGAATCAACAAAAGTTGCTGTGCCATACCCACCTATTTTCTGTGAATACACAAGTATTATTTGGTGATGGTCTGGTAGTCTTTCGTTTATATTTATCCATTCAGTCATAATTAATCCTTAAATATCATTTTGCTCATTTCATCCATAGCGGTTTTTAATGTGTCGAATGGAATAGACCAGTCTTCGTTTACAGTGAATCCACAATTTAATTCTATTCCTTTACCATCACGATAAAGTATTTGCACTGCATTTTCTTTGGTAGGATTAACAATTTTATTAACTTTACTAATATGAAAACCGATACCAGATTCACAGAATCTTTTCAATTCATCATATGCTGTGATTGTAGCCCATTTATCCGTCATACTTTCTCCTTCACATGTCCATTTTCTATTAACCATATTAATGTTTTTGCTCGTGTGTTAGATTCATTTTTATCATTAATATAATAACTATCTATTCCCGTGACTTTTGTCGGTTTAATTACTATATTATGACTATGATAAGTAGTATAAAAATCTAATTCTATATGACTGATATTTTTAATACTAAAATCCATCAAAATCTCACCTAATTCTGCCACCGTGAATGCTGATAGTGATGACGATTCATTGCATTGAGATTTATGGGAAATAAGAAATATTTCATTCAATAATGTAGCGTCACCTATTTTTTTTACAGAAACAAAATAAAATTCAGATGATTGCTTAACACCCAATTCTTTTAATCGTTTGGCTAATTCTAACGAACATACTTGATCAGATAGCTCCATGTTCATCCCTAAGTGTTTTAATTAAAAGTCGCAACAATCTTCTGTGACCTTTTAAAGCCTCATCCCAAGTGTGATATCTTTCCTCGTATTGATTCAATTCATGACCAGGATTATTATGCATAAATATCATTGTCTCAAATAGTATTGGTATATATTTATCTTCATCCCAACAGAAACCATGATCGAGTCCTAGAAATACTGTAGAGACATAAACATAATATTTTTTTATGTAATTACTTCTTACATGTTTAATGCCACCCGTTTTGTTATAACAGGATTCTATCCAATTAGACCATTCCATTAATTCGACTTTATATGGAATGTGATTTTTATCTAATAAATAATACATCATGAAAATTCATCATCGTTAACTGTATGAGTTTCAATTATATTATCCATATCAGCGATAAAGACCTTTTCCATTATATCAAGCACTCTGTTGATATCTATACCTGGGGTTTTAATCGCATTTCTTATCATCTCAATAAAATATCTTTGTCCTTGATTAAAACCAAGTGCGAATGATTTTTCATTCATCAGCAGTTTCCTCATGTGTAGTGTCTTTAATTTTCTGTGTGTTAAGTAGAATTCCTTCTAACATACCTTGTGCTTGTTTTACCAAAATATCATAATTATTTTCTATATTTTCTTTTTCTTCATCATTCTCGAAATCCTCTAATGATATTTTAACAGCAGAAGTAATAACAGACCATAATGTACAATCTAGTAATTTTAGATTGTGATTAAAATTCATTATTTTTTCTATCGGGAAACCGACAGCATGTAATGCTCCAATGGACGAAACAATTGATTGATCTACCTTCAACATTAGTTCTGGTGTAATACCGTCTTTTTTTCCATGTGTTTCATTTGTAAATCCCATACTAGTCATACTTTTATCCTTTGAGTTTAATGGTCGAAATAATATCATAGTGTCTCTATTAGTTACATCCTGATTGTGGTGTATGGTAATTCTGAATGAGTCTTAACGGTTTTTAATGCCCCATTGATTATAACGACCTCATCAGCAAGTAATCCTGATTCTTCGGAAACGTTGGTAGCCGTCAAAAAGCCACTCAGCCAAAATACGAATTGCTCGGGTGTCATATATTCTCCATATCTCATTTAAAATGTAGTAATATAATATATGCGCCCTAATAGTACAATGATAGTACAGTTGACATTTAATCATCAGATGGTAGTTTAATTCTACCTTGGGGCGCACTTCTGTAATCTATTGACATCTATTATCATCATATATACTATCCTGCTATAATTTATTGTAAGGATTGTATATGGCAAACATTAAGAGATCAACAAAAGAGTTATCGAACGAATTCCACTTATCTCACCAAGACACATTATTTGCTGATAAGACTGTAATCGCATTACTGGGAGTCAGTAAGCAAACACTTGACCGTAATAGATGCGCAGGGATCGGATTACCATACTTTAAGTTTAATGGGAGGATTAGGTACAAGAAGAAGGACATACTGAAATACATTGCAGATAATGCGATTACCACTAAATCGAAGAGTTAGCACTGGTTGGGAGTGCTAAGAATGAGATTCTTCCATACTCTCTAATATTATATCATACTTTTATGTAAAAGTGTCGGAGTAACATGTGTCTGATTTCACTCCTATTACATACTAATTACATACTAGGTGCATACTAGGGGCAAAAATATACATTTTTGCATGTTTCTGCCCCTATAAACTATCGACATGTTTCTGGGATATGTCTAATATTTACGATTATTTCGACAGGTGGGGATTATGGCTAATATAATATTTATAGATTATTTTTACCCAGCAATATCATTATTTTTATTATTATTATTATTTCGAATTATTAATTTACCTTAGGATGGGGGGTATATGTGTACTGTTTCATTCCAAAGTTTTATTTTCATTTTTTCAGGATTGGATTTTTATTGCTATTTTTATTTACGTGGTATGAATAAATTCAATTATTTAATGCCAATAATACTAGAGGGAGAATTAGACTAAAATATGCCAATACGATCCTTTTTATGGTACCAGGAATATTATTTTATTATGAGAATACTATGGGAGGGGGCATAGTTTCATCCCCAAACTATTCCGTCTGTTCTGCAACCATGACAATCTACTATATCGCTAGCATGGAGGGCTGTGGCTAATTGGTAGCGACCAGAACCATTACATAATGGACATTTATGGGGTTTAATATCTTGTTTATGTCTTTTATTTATACATTCACTGTAGAATAGTTTTTCAAGGTTTACTATTTTATTGTCTAACTGTTTGTTACCAATATTTTTATCATTTTGCAGTTTCTGAAAATCATTAAATCTTAATTCTATATATTCTAGTGCTGCATTGTGTCTTTGGTTTATTGCAGCTATTCTTTCATTATATTCATTATAACTGTCCATTATTCGTCCTTAATTTCACCAGTTAAAAACCATGCGCCATTTTCTTTTATTTTCACCCATTGTGCATTTTCTAGGGTAATTTCTTCGTTAATAATAATATCTGATATTATTTCATGTATACCCATTTCATCATATTCGTGTATTCGTGATTTAGCGAATATTATATTATTAATTTCATCCATATATTTATTATCCTATTACTATTAATTTAGGGTGGTACTATTTTAGGCGGGAGGGAGGGGTATATGTGTATCGGGACATAGGTCACATTCACTTTCCCATTTAACCCCCGTGTGTTTTGTAGATGCTATCCCGCCGCCTTGGCCGTTGGCAGACGCCAGCCAGCCATGGGGCAGGCAAGGCGCAAGGCGCGCCCCGCCTCGTCCATTAGTTCCAAGCCTCTTCGAAGTTACGCGCAGCCCTCTTCGCCTCTGCCTCGGTCGGGAATCCACCTTCTGCCGGATAGTCGCCTTCGAATATCCAGTATTCACCCATGAACAACTTCACTTTAAATCTCTTCATCTTCTTACTCTCTCTTGTTAATGTGAGAGTAGAATAACATGGTTGATCCAATAAGTCAACACTTATTATCATCTATTATCAGTATTCTTCGTACACTCTCTGCGCCTCAAGCATGCGTTCCTTGGTCGCATCAACTGTGACTGATAGTCTGCGATCAGGCGCATAGTGTCCCTGCATCTTAGATAGCTCAACCATAGCCTTTAGTGCTTGCGGCAAGTGAGGCTTGTCTATTGCCCCATCTATCGGTACGATCTCATAGATAATGCGTGACAAGACGCGCATCTTATCAGCCATGGTGACACCTAGTTCGATCTCAAGCTCTGTGCTGATTGTCTCGTAAGCCCGTGCGATACGATCGCGAATCATTGGGTGTTTGGTGACCATGTGAGTAGTCTTTGAACTAGCGGCTTTGTCACTATATCCTGCGTCGCGTGCAGCTTGAGAGGCATTAAAGCCATTAGATACATAATTAGAGACAAACTTTTGTTGCTTGTCTGTGAGTGTTTTGCCGTCGCCTGCCATATCTAACTCACTGAGGGAAGATGCAAGTATATTACCACACTCGTTCACTCACGCATAATTAATACACAATGACGCACGCAATGACACCCTATCGCCGCACACATTAGTAAATGAGAATGGTTATCATTAACACATGAGAATCATTATCACATGAGATTGATTAACATTTGATAATAATGTCATGCGATACTCGTCGATTAAATCAAGATTGCCAACACCAAGGAAGATAATAATCATATCGCACGACAACATATCATATCATAACAATTCATAATCTTTATAGTATGCACCCAGACTAGTACTACTATAGATAGCAGTATCACGTCGTATCTTGCTACCATCTTCGAAAGTATAATAGTTATATTGTCTATCAAACGTACGCACACAACTAGAATTAGCAATAGCCTGACGTATATCTTCACGAGTCTTGTATTGACGCAATATATCACTCGCCTCTGTCATGTTTTGCATTCCTGTTAATACCTTCGCGCAATATCATACCAACGACTAGTATAAACATAGTAAAGACAAAAGATATCCAAACAATAGATAGCATCGTAACAATGAATAATATACTCATTGCCCACTCTCTGCGTGTCTTTTAGCAAGTCGCCTAGCCTCGTGATATGCTTTCATACGTGCTGATTGCGTAGCCTTAATCACAGCTTTGCGCTCTGCTTGAGCTACACTCTTTGCTAATATAGCCTCATTAGTCGCAATATCCTTGCTGTGTTTAGTAGTAGACAATACAAGCGTCTCATTCTTCACCTTGTCGCCATGAAATCCAACGCCGTCACACACAGCACATGTGCGCTCAATATGACCTAGTGGTGAGTATTTTTTACGTCCTTGGCACATATTACACTTGCGATAATCTTTAATCATATCACTTGTCATACTATCATCCTTGTATAACCTGATAATTAATATACACATATGCGCATAGTTACACAATATAATACTATTGATTAATAAGACGATAATATATGATAATAATAGATAATAATAGTTGACACATTAGATCAACATAATTATACTCTCTCTTGTACTAACATTAACGAGAGAGCACACCATGCTAGATATATTAAATATAATCGATCAAGAACTAATAGATAGTCTTTATGAATCATGTAATGACTTAGCTAATAAAATGACACAATTAAAATATAAATATGATACTCAGTTATCAGCATTACAAAAGATATGCAAACAAACAGGATTACATGCAACACCATTATCTTATAAAAACTTAAACAATAACTAACGAGAGAGATTGAAATGCATACAACCCAATATGAAATAAATCACGCATACAAAGTATGCGAATCAATCAAAGACGAATTGGTGTGGATAACTCACAAATACCAAGCAAAACTTGCATACCTTGAAAGCCTATGCAAAACATCGGGTTTAAAAGCACAAACAGATAAAGCTTAACTAACGAGAGAGAGATTAACATGCTTACTATCAAACAATGGGTAATAGAACAATACGAAGAAAGCGAGATATCAGACATAACAAAGCACGGTATGGTTGCGGGTTTTAGTGGGCTAACATATTACAGTGAAACCAATGAGTTTTATGACACAAATTGCGATGAAATATGGGATATGTTATTCGAAGACGCACAAGATCAAGGCTTAACAATCGTTCAACTAATAGCATCATTTAACGGTCAAATAAATGTTTGCAGTAACATGCAATTTAAAAACCTTCTCGCATGGTATGCAGTAGAGCGAGTATGTCACGAATTAGTTAACGAAAAAGAAGAGGCTTAACCATGTTAAACAGTACTTATCATCTACAGCATGCAATAGTGCATGCTTTGAAAGAACAATCAATAAATGAATTTATCACTCTATTAGATAAATGGAATCAAGTTATATTGCCAGACGGTAGAGTGTTCCAAGTTAAAATATACGAAACAACTGAGGCTTAACCATGAAAACATTAGCAGACTTAAAACGTAATCTCCATAACTGTGAATTTAAACTATTTGAAAACTCATGGTATAAACAATTGCCAGAGTTTCAAGCTCAATGGCGCAAAGTTGGTAAAGTAAACTCTGTGGGTTTTACTCTATTGACTGATAAACAGGGCAACGGTGAGTATTCACATTCTCATATCGATTACCCAAAGGCTAGCGAGATTCAATTAATACAATTAAATGAGGAGAAAACACACTTCACACTGATAATTAAACGTGACTGTTACACAAAACACCAAGTGACCGTTGAACACATAATGATCTATGAAATTAAACTACACAATAACGAGGCTTAACAATGAACACATACACTGAAACATTCGAGTACGACGAATTAACCGATATGAAAGATAAATGCAAACAGATAAGGGAACAAATAGGAATAATGACATTAATGGCTTGTGGTGCGCGTGAGTTTAAATTCTTAGAGAAAGGTAAAATAGGATTACATTTTAGAGTTAATCATGGTAGAACACACCAATATATAATTATAGAATTAAATTCGCTTGATTATTATAACGTAACATTAAAAAGGATTACCAAAAAAGACGAAAAAATACTTGAAGAATACAAAGACATAGATTGCATGAAAATAAGCGATACAGTTTACAGAATGGTTAATAAATAATAAGAGGCTTACCATGAAAAAGTACAAGGTTTTAATCCGAACAGTCTTCGAAGACTGGGTGGACGCTTGGAAAAATGACGACAACACTCCCGTGACATTTTCTACAGAATTAGAAGCACACAGGGAAATTGAAGATATGTTTAATGAGATAGATTACTCAATAAAAATGTGCTACATGCCAGACGATAGTAGTTATCAACGCAACGATTATAAAATAGTAGAGGCTTAACAATGAAAAGAATTATTGACGGTAAAGTATACAACACTGAAACATCGGAATTAATAGAAGAATGGAGTAATGGACTATTTGCTAATGATTTTAATCACGCTTACGAGAATCTTTACAAAAGTAAAAAAGGTCAATTATTCATGACTGGTAACACTGTATTTGTTCACTCTGTGGATAATATAGCCAATGACATATGCTTAATGACCGAGGAAAACGTGCTTGAATGGATGCAATTAAGAAAAATTGACGCAGACTTATTGATCAAATTAGACATTAAAATTGAAGAGGGTTAAACATGAATAAATACGAATCATACGCATGCGGGCAGGTATTTAGCACCTACCCCAACGACAAGACTTTCGAAGAGATATTGTTATTATGCATTAATGACGAATTGAGAGAGGCACATAACGAAGCATTAGAATGCACAGACAATGACGATCAACAATTAATATTGTGCGATCTATATGTATATAAATCTTGGATAGATATTCCAGAAATACTAGATGATATTTTACACTCGGTTTATATAAACTTTGGAGAAAATAACAGTGAATAAAATTTTATCAATGAATGAAATATTTAAAGAGGTATTAGAAGACATGAATAAATTCGGAATAACTACAGACAGCCCGTATCATCCAATACATGATGCGGTTTATTCGGAGATTCGAGGCGAGAATGTTCACATTAGCGAAGTACAAAAGTATTGTTCGGGCTGTGAATCTCCAATGATTGAGGATGATTTAGAAAGCGGTAACAGTGTATTTTTAAATTGTGGTGATATATATTGTCATTCAGATTGTTTAAGAGATTCAAGGTAAATATGAATAGAACTAATTGCACATACGTTCGACGAATACCAAACGACAAATTTGAAGTAGTGGCTAAACACACGTACCGAATATCAAAGATTATGGGCAGATTCTCAGATTTTAATCAGGCAATAGAACAAGCGATAAAGGTTGCTAAAACATTAAACTTTGAGCATATTCACCTTGGGAGATATTAATATGCCGGACAATACTTTTGCATGGCTGGGGCTTGGTATGCTATTCGTTGCGGGTTATCCGATAATAGCTATTATTCTATCCATTTATCTATTTTGCGCATCTATTTAAAATTAAGGTAATATTATGAACAAAGAACAGTCACAATTTATAGAAATGATCGATAAACTGTTATTAGTAGCTAATATTTTCAGTCAAATAACTGACATCATGCCTCAGAATAAAGAAATACAATTTAAAATTGCCTCGATTGTCAGCAAAACTTTAGAGTTATCGCAAGAATTAGTACTTTATTCTAAGGGAATAACCAATGCAAGAAATTAGAGAATTATCAGATTTTGAGAAAACTATCTTAATGATAGATAAGATTCAAGAAGTCTGTTTTCTAATGAAAGAAGTGAATAATCTTATGCCCGACGATCAAAAAATATGTGTGCGAGTCGGGCTTGTTATTAACTCTATTGAAAAACTTACAATTGAGTTAAAAAGATTCGCTGAGGATAAAAAATCATCTATTTATGGCTTGAACCGAAATAGTAACTAATGATCATAATTAGTACATCTTGAAACCTAGCGCTGATAATATCATTGGCGCTAGTTTGGTGACTCACGACATAAAATTGCATGGCTGCATAGTTGGCTAAAAATCCTACAGCTAAGATTGTCGGCACCCATGTTTGAAGAGATTTATTCTGCGCAAGGTTTGATTGAAGCTCTCTAGCGCTTTTTCTATCATCAACCTCTGTTTTGTAGTTCGCAGCTGCAATTGTCTCTAATGCCTCTTTGTGTTCATATTCTAATTTCTTAAGTTTGGCATCTGCCTCGGGGTCGCCTAAAATCTTATCTAGCACGTTCTTGGTATCTTTGGGGTCAGCACCAAAGAGATTGGCGATTAACCCTATTCCTAAGCCCGCTACGGGCGTACCGAGGACACTACCTAGAAGTGGCGCTGCCTTTGACACTAAATCCGTTAGATTCATAAGCTCTTGTCATCCAGCCATTGATAAATTTTTCTTGTTCGTGATCTTTTGCAATGATGATTCGATAATAGCCTGCTCGTTCCGAACGCATGGCGGGAAGTAACATGAAATCGCACATTTTAATGGCAGTTAAAGTATTCTCGCCCAATATTCCATCATCAACTAATTCCCTGCGTCTTTTGACTGCCCAGCATGCCCGTTGCGCACATTTTATACTAGGTGCAATCCCCATGTTAACAGCCATGTCGAAAATGTAATTGCAAATATCTTGATTGTTAATCTGATCAAAAGCTGCGTGTTCCCAGAATTCACCACGATAAATTAACTTCGCTTGATCGATGGTTAAATCTTTAATCGTTTGTTCGACAACTTCGCCGAAAACACCGTATCGTCTGATATTTTCTGGTAACACGTTTCGCAAGAATCTAAAGGAGATACCAAAATTAGTAGTGCCGCCGTGGTCATAAGGGTTTTCGCTCAAGCCGCCCTCATTGTTCAACAAATAAGCAACTGCTTCATCAAAACTTCCCATGCTCATTTCCTTAAAATTAAGTCCCTGAAAAATAAGACTACCTCATCCAATGAGTTTATGACAGCAACTTGCCCTTTCCACGCGTCAAAGAATGTTTGCTCTTGAGGAGTCAACTTCCTCGCAGATTTTGGTTTACTGCCGTCTTTGACCTCGAAAAGATAATTGCATCCCCCAAAACCGACGAGTAAGTCTGGGCATCCCTTACCAACATCGCTCAATATTCTAACACTAGCACCAAGATTGCGCATTGTAGCTACAATCTCACGTTGATTCGCATCTACTCGCTTTGGCATAATTCATCCTTAAATTACATATCGATCACAAGGCATCAAATTTCATCTACAATAGATTATAATATTTACCCTTCCCTTTGTACCAATATTGATAGATCGTTTAATACAGATAAACCAATTAGGTTTAAACACTATTAACATCTGTCATTGAACATTGTAACCCTCTCTCCTCTAACTTATCTCTTCTATCTTGTCTAACCTTTGCCCAATATTCTTCATCTAGTCTATTTTTCTCGTAATCAGGATGCCTTGGGTCGTTTCGTGGATAAGATGCATTGACCGCAGTGGTCAATTGTATGCCGCTATTTGGTTTGTAATTACTAGAATTATATGTGTTTGGTTTAAATTCGTTCGCTTTTCTTAACCAATTGTTAAAAGTTGCATTCCAATCAAGCTGTAAATTCCCAGCACCTTTGTTTCTGTCAATAAACTTCTCGCATTCGTAATCTGCGTTCACGTTCAGTTTCTGTGCAAGCGCTCGATGTTTTTCCGTCGGCTTGAAGTCTTCATCGATGGG